TATCTTACCCTCAGTTCTCATAATCAACTGCATCCAAGCCTCATAAGTCAATTCGTTCGCCTCATTGCAGAATAAATACTGCCTCGCTCTACCACGAATCTTTTGAGGTTGATCTGCCGATACAAACTCCACTATATTGCCATTCAAAGAATAAATCTGGTCCGTCTTGTTGTGATTGTCCTCACTATAAATGCCAAGACGGGAAAGTATATCTATAAAGTCACGTAGAACAGTACCCTTAATGCTCGGAAGCGATTGCCTCACAATCGTTAAGGTCTTTCCGTTCTCTTGTAATAATTTTACAATAAACCAAATAAGTATGTTATAAGTCTTACCACTACGAGAACCTCCTTGCATTACCGTTATCCTCTTGTCAGACTCCGTTAGTATCTCAAATATCTTGTTAGTTTTAAGTGTTGCATCCATTTTACGGAAAATTAAAATTTTAGTTTACTATTTTGAGTTTGAAAAGTATGGTATAAAAGGGTGTCATCGTATATATCAAAAGTTAGATACTGAAAAAGTTGCTACCAAATTTGTTAACTTACCCCGCCTCGGTCTGGTTTCGTTTTCTTATGTACCTCCTCATCGTATCTTGCTCATTATCAACCACTTACACCACTTTTGCCACCTTGTCAGTCTATTTGCTTATAAGGTATATTATGATAAATAGAGAGTTAATCTATTTATATTCAGTTAGTTACACATTACTTCTTCTTTCACTATTTGCGGCTTGACTACGTCTATCTTCACGCTGTTTAATTGGCCCTCGATTTTGTTTTCTATTTTTTGAGTTGGTAAGCCGATAAAATAACTGCAAAAGATCTGTATTGCTTTCATGTCACCTTGTGCGATCTTCTCATTCAATACACGAAAAGCCGTTTCAGCCATGGGATAAAGTCGCTCAATCAGTTCGTGTTCTTCCATCTTGCGCTTTCTTCCCGCTCCTGGTCTTGCGCCTCCGTTCTTTTTCTTTATTGGTTCATCTTGCTTTGCTTCCATAAACTGATATAATCTGAATAAACACTTATTGTTTAAATAGTTTCTTTTATTTCTTCCTTGTATTGGATCAATTCCATATTATGAGTCAACCCGTTCGAAGCTGGTTTTTCCCTTTCGTAGATCCTGAATTTACACCACCCGTTAACCTTATTAATTGTATTTAAATACTCGATAAAGTCAGGCGCATTTATGTTTAACACTATTTCGCCTTTCCTTTGCTTAGATATGTAAAAGCCTTTCTTTGTCATTAATTAACCTAAAATTACTAATTAACCAAATTATTTGTTATAATTACTTATCAATACTATGTTGAAAACTAACTAATTAAAGATTAATTAAAGAAATATATAAAAATAGTTAAAATAATTTTGGTTAGTATTATCTTATCATATTATATTTGTCTAAACAAAACAATTAAACACATGAAAAAGTCACTACTTATTACAGCTTTAATCTTCACTGCAATTGTATTAATCAACTTGTATAATTGGAACATTATTTTTTAATCAATTTAAAAACTACACAAATGAACACTTTTTACAGAATTTACGCAAAGTTTGACAAGCAAAAAAAATTTAAAGCTATCGACGTAAACCAAGGTTGGCAAGTCAATAACTTAATTTATGCAAGTTTATTAAATGAAGCTGAACTACAAAGATTCATTGAATTTGCAAAAGATCATAAAATTTATAAATTGCAAGCGCGCGAAGTACCAACAAACAAAACAATTAAAATAAATTACTAATGAGAATTCGCAAAAGTACACTAACACTAATTTTATTTTTTATTGTATTAATTACAGCGCTCAAAATTATCAATATTGTTGAGCAATTATAAAACATACTAAAACTACACAAAATGAAACAAAATTTCACAACTATTGCAGATGCAGGACGCAATAAGACTAAAAAAACTAAAATTGCTAATTTATTAAGCCCTGGTAAAAGTAACGCCAAGACAAGTAAAAACGAACTAAAAACATTCATTTTATACCTTGCACCAGCTCGAACAGTTCAAGGTATTAATCTTTGTCCCTTTGCTTCACCAGAATGTGAAAAGGTATGTTTGTACACTGCAGGTCGCGGAGCATTTAGCAATGTACAAAAAGGACGAATAAGAAAGACAGAATTTTGGCGCGACGAACGCGAAGCGTTTTATTTGCAATTAGGAAACGAACTATTAAAGATACACGACCAAGCAATAACAGAAAATAAAAATATTGCTATACGTTTAAACGGGACAAGCGACGTCGATCATTTAGGGTTATTGCTTAGGTATACAGGGATTAACTTTTTAGATGAATTCTATAGCGATCTAATTTTTTACGACTATACTAAAAACATTAACCACGTAAAAAAGTACAAAAACACATCCTATCATTTAACTTTTTCCCGCTCTGAGTGCAATGATAAGACAGTGGATCAAGCAATGAAATTAGGTGCAAATATTGCAGTGGTATTCCGCAACGAATTACCCTCAACTTACAAAGGTTTGCAAGTAATTAACGGCGATTTGTCAGACCTTAGAATATTTGATCCGGCAAATTGTATTGTTGGGTTAATTGCTAAAGGTAAAGCAAAAAAGCAAATTTCAAACTTTGTAATAAATTAAATTTTATGGATAAAAGTATGTTAGAGTTAATTACTGAAATTTTCGATAAATCAAAGGTAAACTGATGAGCATTTAATATGCGAAAAAAAGCCACATAATTTATGTGGTTTTTTATTTACCAAAATTTCAATTTTATGCGAATTATTACAAACAAATTCAAAACTAAATGCGCGGGAACATTGCGCGTTATTTTACCAGGTGAATTGATCCTATTGGACGGAAAAAAAGCTTATTCAATACATTCAAAGGAATATAAAGCCTACCAGGATCAACAGAATGAAGCAATATGCACAAAGCAATTTATACAAGCTCAGGAAGATGCTTATTTTGATAAATTTTGCAGCTTGAATAACATCTAATTTAATTAGATGCAATTTTAAGCCAATTTGAGACAAATTAAAGCAAAAGTAATATGTTGATATGCCTAAGAAATAAAAGCCCTTAATAAGCCTAAAAATAGCCTTATAATTAATTGATATATTTTCGCAATATGTTGCAAAGGTATTGCATACCTAATGGCACCTAATTAGGTGTACTTAGGTACTGCCAAAAATCTATTGTGAACGTAGTGAACAATATTGCCAAAAAACCCCGACCGCCATTTTCGGATAGATCCGCCAAAAACCCCATAGACAAAAATCTATGTCGGACAAAAATCTTGTGTACCAAAAACTTTCTAATGTGGTTGACAAAAACCCCATAAAATTATTTTATTTCCACACCAAAAACCTCCAGTGCAGCTTTCACTTTGGTGTACTCTACCCCGTAAGGTATTGTTACGCTAAAAGTGAAATCTTGTTTCCAATTCTTGGTAATATGGTTCGAGCATTCATTAACCATATCGACAAAAACCCCATAATCGGTGTCGATCATATCATTTGATACCTTGACTGAGTTCATCACCGTTGCGTGGTCCCTTCCCGACAAAAACTCCCCAATAGCCAAAAGTGAAGCATTGGTATGCACTCGAGCCATATAGCAAAACAAATGCCTCGCCATTGCAATCTCTCTCATTCTACTCTTCCCAATAACCTGATAAGATGGTACACCACTTACCTCAACTACCGCTTCCATTACATTACTTAAATTAACCATATATATACTTTTTAAAATAATTTAAAATGTTGATAACTATCAATATAAAGATAACAAAAAACCTTATTACAAATATTAGTGAAAACCGAGTACAAAGCAATTTTAAAAAATTGCTGGGTACACGATTACACGATTTTCACGATTTTCCTTACTCCACCCACTCCTATATTTTTTTGCCAAAAAAAAGGAGGGCATAGAAAAAACATAGAAAAATCGTGTACATCGTGTACTAGCACTGATAATCAACGTTTTAATCGTGTACTAATCGTGTACCAATCGTGTACCCAAGACCAAAATCGTGTACCCAAATCTACTTTTTGTATCATAATACTTGTTCTATCAAATCAGTCTCTACAAACTTCACACATTTTTTGTTATTATGAGCCTTCGATCGCGTACTTTGGTACACGATTTTTAAAATAGTACACGATTCGTCAATCGCCTTTGAAAACCTTTTCATCGAGTATTCTTTCTTCTCAAAACCCGTCATATTTAAAAAATCATTATACATTTGCTCCTTACTTATCCACACTCCCTTCTCTTCAATGACCCCCAAAAAGTACTCTAAAAACTCCTCTGAGAACTGGACACGGACTTGTTTGCGAAGCAATTTATCCGAATTTTCGACTGCCAAAACCCCACTTTCAAGGTAGATTTGAACGCAGTTGAACATCAAATTAAAAAACCTATTCCACTCATCCTTATCCCAATCTTCAAATAATTTATGTCCAAACACATCTTCAGGGGTCTTACCAGCTCCGAAGTATGGCGAAAATTCAAAAACCTTCTGCCTCCTCTTAGCGTGATTGCCCATATTAGGAATGGTATAATTGGTCGTAAACATAACCTTGGGACTATCTTTATAAGGGATAAAAAGCTCATCCTTATTCTTCTTCTCAACTGTAATTCCTTCAGTAATAATGCTATAAAAACCCTCAAAATCTACGTTCCTACGAGTATCTTCAATCGCAAGAATCCTTGTATCAAGATCTACCCTCTGAAAGGCAAAGTTCTTATCTACCTTAAAGTTCTTACCATCAACACGAACCAGGTTACTAAGATGCCCAAGAGCCTTTACAAAAATCCCCTTACCAGTGCCTCCTCCATTAGCCTCATTCTCAGTCTCTTCAGCAAGAATAACCGAGAACGGGCGGGAGGGGTCTTTATAGGTATGAAGAAGATAACCAATCAGTGTGATGGCATACATAAGCCTCTCAGCCTCTTCACCACTGATATAATGCAAAAATTTATAATATTCAATCTCTTCCAATTTAATCGAGCCATCATCAACATAAATATGGTGGTCGATGATTTGTGTTTTCCAAACAAATTTATTTAATTCACCATACGTCTTGAGTTCTATCTTATTTTTACTCACACACACCACACCATTTTTAAATGGGAAGTAGGAAGTATCTTGTGCGTCTTGCAGAAAATTTATATCTGCCCTATCAAAAAACTCAAAGAAAGCATCGCTAAATAAAGCCGAAGCACCACGATAGATGTGTTCAAGTAGATCTTGTGGCGTAATTCCACCATCAAAACTATCAGGTAGCCTATCGATGTAATCCTTTATAAAGCGTTTTATCTGCTCTGTGGAGGACTCTTCTACAAAACCATCCTTTATCCTTACCAACCTATAAATCGTGCTATTGGTGTCATAGAAATAAAGCCTAAACCCTCCTACCGTGGTGAGAAATACTTGTAGCTTGTATCTATTGATGGTGAGCCTATCTTGTTCGGAAACATCCCAAAATGTGCAAATCTGCTCACCCCACCTTTGCTCAAGGTTATCTACCATTTCCGTTGCATCCGAGACAGATTTCCGATGGGACTGGACGAGGAGCGATACCAGTTCGTCCTTTGTAGCTCCATTTTGCTTTTTATTAAAAAGAGTTCGCTCGAGTCGGTCTGAGGTTTTTTTTTCGCCGTAGCCTTGCTCGAGAAGGGCTTTGGCGGCTTTTTTGTAGTCTGCATTATGTTCAAGTATAGCGTAAACAATAGCGGGTCTATAACCCTTCTGGGGAGTAAATGGGGTGTTAACTGAAAAGACACTAAACAAGCCAAGTGACTTATTATATGATCCACTATGCTCTGCCTTGCTGCCAGGTCTAAGAAAATATACCCTCTCCGTATTTTCCTTAACTACTTGCCATCCGTGTGACTGGAGTAATGCCGACACATCACCTCGCTTATTATAATCCTCAAATGGCGATACACCATAATCCTTCGTGCTTGGTCGCTGATGCGCTTCGATTATCTGCTCTTCTATTATTTCATTAAAGGACCGCATCACTTCAAACAAGGTCGACCTCTCTTCGATGGTAATAATATTAATACCTTTCTGAACGATGGTGTAGCCTTCCGATGGTGGAGCAACCACATAACCAGCCTCACCTCTTGTCTCGATGATGCAGTAAGTCTTAATTTGTGGGTTCTGCAACTTTTCTTCTGCGGTTGGCTGCCTTTGTGCTAACTTTTGGTTGCATTCTATCTCCTCGCATTTATAATAGAGATGATAGCCATTGCTCTTTGTATTTACTATGTGGAGCTTTGCAAAAATATCTTCAGGTATCTTGCTCTTTATCTGTTCCCAAAGAGGGAACGTCTCATACTTTGTATCTATGTCAATTACCTCAAGCCCTCCGCTAACCGCTCCGCATATTACTGCGATTCCTTTGGATCGTGGGTCTGCTAATTGCTTCTCAAGTTCAGGCTTACTAATCGGTCTCGATTGGTATTCCTTCCAAGGAAATATCGCTTGTTTCTTGTCGTTAACCGCAATAACATTAACTCCAAAGTCTAAGTATTTAGTGTGCATTAATTAAACATTTTTATGACAATATACATCAATATCTTCTACTGATCTTACTACTCTGCTATGTACTTGATGGCTATTTAAGACCTTCATTACATATTCTTGCAATGGTGCAACGACACCTACATCGGTCTTAACCTCTAAAAATATCACCACACCTTTGCGAATACACATTAGGTCTGGTATACCATTCATTGATGAGGAGATAATCTTCACCACCAACCATCCGTGTTTGGTTAGGCGGTTTTTAATCTGTGTTTGCAGTTGACTTTCTTTCATAGTTTTTCTATTTCTTGTTTTACTTTTTCCCAGTAAATAGCATAAATAGCAGATATGTCATTACTTAGGTTTTCAATCAACTGCTGCTTTATTTCATCTACTGCTATTATTGCACATTGTTTGCAGTTATAATCACCATTTGTATAATCAAAATATGTATTATATAAATCTAATGCTTTTTCTTTCGGTGTCATAATTATTTAATTTGCAACCATCCTTGGTCAACGAAAAATATTAATTCTGTTGGTGCTATTAACCCATTAAAAACTGGCACTTCAAATTCAACCTCAGGTATTGTGTTGTTGTCGGTTGTGAATGGCACTGACCCATACAACGTGTCATTGTCCGTATAACACACCCATCGAACACTTAACATTGCAATCTCATCTTGGGTGAGTTCATCCAAAGGTATTTGAAAATTTACGAAAAAGTCAGTTCTTGTGTGACCAACCTCAAAATATGCTTGTTGGTGGTTAGCTGAGTAGTCTGAGTACCAAAAGCATCTTAAATCCTCTACATCTGCTCTAATCTCATAAGAGTCATCTTGTAAGCCTAAATACTTTGCTAGGTAGCTAATCGTGCAATCGAGTTTCTTAGTCAAGTGTTGTTGTTGCATAGTTTAAAGTTTAAAATCTTTACGAAAATAGTCTAAAGTATAGTCTTTTTTATCCATTACGGCTTTATAAATTTTATCTTCTATTCCTCCCTCACTAAATACCCAGTAAATTTGCGCCTCTTTTACCCTATCCTTGGTTTGTATCCTTGCTCTACTTTGCCAGTATGATGTTGCACTAAAGTCTATATTATAAAAAACAAGAGCATCAGCCGTGCTTAAATTCACTCCTTCCCTACCACTTACTATCTGCGATATAAAACACCCATCAGATGCATTATTAAACTCGGTAGGATCCTCATAGCATTTGCCCATTATCCATTTGATAGCCATTTGCTCGGCTGCGAATTTATAAAATATAGCGATTTTCTTCCCAGCGAAATATTGCTTGATGAACTCTGCTTTGGTATAATCAAACACCTTACCCTCTCGCTCTGGCGCTTCTATAATTACCGATCCGCTATAAATCTGATGTAGCTTGTTCATTAGCTTTACCGCAGTATCACCTAAAACACTCTTTCCTTCCTTGTTGGTGATAACTTTATCAATTCTAAGCCGCTCTGCAAATTTGTATGTGTTATCCTCCATTTTAACGTATAAAACATTTTCCTTCACAAGTTCCGTGAACCCAGCTTCCTCTTGGGTAAAGGCAAGGAATAGATGGTTCGTCTTTTCTTCAATAAGTTCTCTTTTTGCCATTGAGTAGTCATTAATCGTTTTACCGTACAAAAATTTTTTGCGTATGTCAACGTAATCTTTTGCCCACCCATAAAAATTTTTGTAATCTTTAAAAGGACTAAAAGACGATACCCAGGTCTGATGGAAGATCTGAGAGAAACTCTCGGGAGTGGGCGTCCCCGATAGGAAGATAATTGGTTTTCCATTACATATACGTTTTAATTCTTTTGCTCTTAATGATGGTGTGGGGAATGCTCCAAGGCTATGTGCTTCATCTATAATGATAAGATCAAACTCATCATTGACATTATGCAACTGCTCATAATTTGTTACATAAATCTCCAAATCTAACCCTAACTTCTTGGCTTGTGCAATGATGTCATCAATCGCTTTCTTCTTGGTCACAAACAATATCTTCTTAGCACCAAACTTATGAGCCGTAGCAAAGGCGGTTAAAGTCTTGCCAGTCCTTACTTCCATAGCAAGATACACCAGTCCATATTGCTTGAGTATCGCAGTTGCCTTATCGGACAACTCTACCTGATAGTCTCGCAACTGCATTCTTGGAAGAATTTAATAATTCCATAAAAAAAGAAGAACCAAACTACTAAGCAAAGAATGACAATAATTGTCCAAGCGATTAATTTATTCATACTTCTTATCATTTATGATTTTAAGAGCATCTAACAATCCTTTGACATAATACAAATCATTGATATTTGTACTATTCATTTTCTCATCTATCATTTTTATGATGGTGTCGTAGGCTTCTTTTAAGTTGTTGTTCATTTAGTATAAATTTTATTGTAATAATGCTCACCTTCTTTTCTTGGAAAGTCACCTAAAAATGGTTCATAACAAGCCGCCTTTATTATCTGCTCCTTCTCCATTGCTTTGGCTTGTTCAATTGTTTCAATAGATGCATTAAGTTTACCAAAAAGTATTTGATATGAATCTTTTTTCATTTGTTCAACTAACCATTCTACTGCCGTTTGTTGTGCCATAGTTTATTTGTTTTACATTATTTGTGTTCACCCATAATTCTTATTCAGGTAGTAAGAGTACACCTTCAATTATAGGTGCACCGTTGAGTGGAAGGTGGGCAATGATTCTTTCAAAGGTGTCATAATAATGGTGACCTTTTTTACGGTTTGAATCATATACTACTACAAATAAGTAGTTGTCGGTTTTAACTAATTTGTGTATCATAGTTTTTCTTTATCATTAATATTTAGATTCATTAACATAATTCTCCGCATCGGTTATGTGATTACATTGTGCATCGTCATAACCTGCATTATAATCTTTTATACGCTGCTCTCTCTCAGCAATGATTGCTGCATCTTTTCTCTCACACAGGAAGTCAATTAAGTTAGCGGAAGCTTCGTCTCCTGCTTTTCTCATATTTTCTGATAGAATTTTGAATTCTTTGAATAATAATTCCATCGATGTTAGATGTGCCATAGTCTACTTGTTTTATTTATTCTATTCCTTAATTGTTGTATCTCTCGTTCAAGTTTATTAACTTTCCATCGTAAATAATACACACGAATATGTTGATATAACCTAACTGCTAAAAATAAAATTACAAATGATGTTAATGCTAATATCACTGGGTCCATGATTGTTTCTTTAATTTTTTTCAAGTAAAATGTATCTGGGAATATTATGATAATCCATCACTTTTTCATTATCTTCAACATGAGCAGCAAATTTTACTCCTGGTTTAATTTTTAAACACAATCTCGCTCGCTCTCTAGGAGTCAAAATATGTACTGTATATTCCTCTTCTATATCAAAAACTTTACCTTCAAGATCTTTTATTACCTCATTTTTTATTTCTTCAGGTAGTTCTACTGTCTTGCTTTGATTTTGTTGTGTCATAGTTTTTTTCTTTTATTATTATTTTTAAACGTAATGTACCTTAGGTTCTAATTCTTTTTGTGCTTCTATAAAAGCCTTAGCATCTTCAAGAGTATCAAATGCTGCAATCCTAACATGAGTACCAGCTCATACATCCCACCAAGATGGATTCTTCTTATATATTTTTGCTTCAGTCCAAAGCCTACCATTGTGTTCTTCACAAATAAAATTCCATCTACCTTTGTTGTCTTGTCTCTCAATAATTCTGTATCCCATAATTAATTATTTTGATTGATTAGTGTACATCTACTATCAACTTGAAATTGCTCGGTCTTTCCTGAACCATGTAATACTTGCTCTTCTTCATCATGTTTATTTACCACCTTTTCTTCATAATGAGGAATGAAATGAATTTTAAGGCTTATCAATTGTCCGTCATCTTTCTTTTCCCATGAAACACCAGCAACAGAAGATAGATTAATGCCCATTTGGTTGGGGATGATTCCAATAGGTAATGGACAGTAATCTCCATTAACTATTTCTGTAGTTGTTTTATAAACTGAAGTCATAATAATTGTTGGTTGCCTATACACCATAAGGTTTTAAAACATAAAGTTATTTTTAGTGCACGCTATTTAGATGCGTACTAATATTGATTTTTTTACCTACTAATATCCTACTGCCGTTTGTTGTGACATAGTTTATTTATTTAATTCATCTTTAAGTTTCATTAAATATAGCGCGTGATCAAGCGACTCTTCTATCGCATGGTCAATCCATTGCTTAACCTCAAGGTCAGTCCTATCAAGCGTTGTCCCATATTTACGAATGCCAGTCTCAGAGCGTGAGCGTAGTAGATGTGCGATGCGATACACTACGGTGTCTTTGTTGTCGATGGTGATGAAGTCCATTACTTTTTATGTTTTAAAGTGTAAGATAATTGTCTTGGTTTGGTTGTCTCGTTCATATATAGCCATAGTTGATGGGTTGCTTGGAATAATGTCCAATAGCTTAACACCTCACTAATCTGCTTGGTGATTAACTGCCAACCTACTCCTTGTATTGCACCACCTTTACCAGTTGTACGGGTCTTGGCATTTAACCATAAGATACCTACCTCATCAATGCTTTTGACATCCGTTGCAATCTCACTCAGCAACTCGTAATAAGCGGATAATTGCAACCAATAGCTATCTTGCACACTATTTGATGTCTTGATATCCAATAATATCCTCTTACCATTTAGGGTCACTACCCTATCTAAAGTTCCAGCAAAACCTAATTTTTCACTCACAAAATGTGCTTCCATCATCTCAATGCTTGGCTTGTGGGTAGTGCAAAAGTCAACATACCTTTCAAACATTGCCCATTCTAAATTCTTATACGCTGGGAAGCCATTATGGTCCAAATAAGATACCTCCTCTCCATCGTCATACCTCTCGGTCAATGCGTGGACATTAGAGCCTCTACGACCAGCCTCATCACGGATGGTGTCGGCATCACCACCCATTTCTTTGAGCCATTTGTAAAACTCTGCACCCTTTGGGAAGCATTCTAAGATTGTTGTGACCGAAGGGACATAGCCACCACTAGGTGTGGCATAAAAACGTGAGTCGAGAAACTCAATTCTGTTTTTGTTCAAGTCAATAGTATAATTGTTCATAGTTAAAAGTTTTGTAGTCAGGGTTGGATTCGAACCAACATGTAAATCATTCTCTTTTTTACATCAATAAACATAGAATGATGATGTACTTACAGATGCGCCAACATCTTGCGTTTACCAATTTCGCCACCTGACTAAGTTTAAAAAAGACCCAATGTAGAAACATCAGGTCGTATGCTACACTAATGAAACACTAATATATTTATAATTACGTAAATGAAAAGTTAAAAGATGGGGTGGGACTCTATCCCTAAATGCGAACCTTCGCAACCCCCGAATACAACCCAAACACTAAAACGGTGTATCGTCTCCCTCGTTAACGTCTGAGAGGGTAGGTTTAATCTTTGGTAAGATAGCAGTTTTTACATAATCTTCCAAATATTCCATACGTTCAGAGTCATCCCACTCTTCTATTCCTTTCCTTTTAATCTTGACCATTGGTGGTAGATCACGTGGATTATCTTTGGTCCAGTAATGCTTGAGTCCTTTACCATTTTGCGAAATGAAAAGTACTGACTGCTTCTTATCACCATCTACAATCAACTTAGGTGATAAGGTAATGACTTCCGATAACTCTGCATTTGGTAATGCTTTGAGAAATGACGTGGCATAGCCACTTGCATACTTCATCTCAAGATTGAAATAGCTATCCTCATCTTTAAGGGTAATAACCCAAAGCTTTCCGTACTCACTCTGCTTGGTCTTTACATCTGTAAGCCATCCACTGAGTGAGTCATAGAACTCTTCGTGGACTTCACGACCCATTTTGTTAACACGAGATACTGACTTGTCTGTTGCTGATGGAAATTGTCTTACTAATTTACCATTTGTGATGCTTAAAAACACGCCTTTTGCTTGACTTTGATTTAGTCCCATTTTTAATTGGTTTTGCGGTTATGAAAATAATTAATCTTTGCGTTGTACTTCTCAATTAATTGAGTCATTTTCTCATCGTAGGTGTAGTTCATAAATAACCTACAATACTTCTCGTTTAATTGGTTTAATCTTTGAAACACCACTCTTGCATTGCCTTCGGTCATATCATTTATTTCTCTTAACATCTCGTTGTACTCCACCCAAAACTCTGCTGGGATGATAAACTTTGTATTGGTGTGTTTGCGTTTAGGTTTGATTGGTACGTCCCATTGATTAGGGATGAAAATTACACTAAATGTAATTAACATTATCACCAGTATTGCTATGTACTCCATAGGATTGTAAAGTATTAATGATTTTTAGGTAGTTGTTAAGATTGATATTCCCACCCGTCTCTGCTCTAAAAATAGTCTGCATTGTTACATTAGCCATCTTAGATAATGTTTCACGAGATAGTCCTTTCGATTCTCGCAATGCTCTTAGTTTCTCTTTAATTAAAATTTCAGTCATAGTATTCTTATTTGTTAAGACATCAAAGTTAAGACAATTATTTGACTTACCAAAAATAAAATGTTAAAATATTGCAAATTTGCATGAATTTTCAATGAACTTTCATGCAAAAAGAAGCCCCTCGTAGAAACGAAGGGCGTAATTTGACCATACCGTATTTAAAACAAATATGAATTGCTGATATTTATATCAGTAATGAATACTTTATCAAGGTTCACCATTCTGCAATGGTATATCTTCCGTGTTATCTATTCGCCTATATCCCTCGTGCCATAAGGTTTTGGTGAGGATGACACTCTTGCGTATCACTTCCTCCTCATCATCATCTGGTGCTAAAATATGGCAAATCTCGTGTATCAATATCTCCATTGCCTTGCGACCCTTGAGGCGAATGTCTATCTCAATCAACTCATCCGAGTGAGCCAATCCCCAAGCCTTTTGTTTACCAAGTTTGGTATATAATACTTTTATCCTCCTCATTTGGCGGTAGGTATTAGAAGATGTCGCTTTTGTTTTATTGTAGCAGCACCAAGCCTTTTCCTTGATATACTTGAACAATTCCCACATCTAAACAACTCGTAAATGTTAGCACTCGTGTTATAACATTTGCCTTGTGCCTCAAGTTCATTAGACCCACAAGAAGGGCATCTATGCTCGGTTTCATCCAATATGAATAACCCCATATTTGGGTGAGGTTTGATCCAAGGTCTAATTTGCAAATAAGTCTCTTCAAGTATGCGTACATCTTGTACGTTATACTCCTCCATCTCTTTGAGTGCCTTCCTATCCCCTTTCATACAATTATCCCACAACTCAAAAGATGTCTCTTTTTTACGCTCCAGGTTCAGCAACTTGTTAACATAGTCTAATTTATTAGACGTAAACCCAAATTGCCTACGAATATGAGTCAAAGTATCGATAATTTGATACGGAAGGGGAGGACATAAGTCATTTATGATGAATCTTGAATTAAGTCGAGGGATGTCAAACTTGACTGCGTTATGTGCTATGACAATATCAGCCTCATTTACCAACTTCCAAATCCCCTCCATTATCCTCTTGTCATCTTGGTTGGCTACTTCCTCTGGCTTTAGTTTGGCACTATACACCTTATCTTCAAACAACCACTTTGCTGCCCACGTCAAGCAGAACCAGTCACTCTTAATCTGATGCGTTCCCACGTTCTGATTCCAAATCCCCCAAACGTAAGCACTAATGGGTGCGGTCTCAATGTCGAGGATAAGGACTTTCGCACTTGTTTGGATTTTCTCCATTTTGGTTTTTGTTGTGTCGTAATTTGGAGCAACTTGGTATGTTCTATTCTTTAGCTTTTTTCTATCTCCATAACCAGACAATCCACGATAGTAGTTAATTAGTTTTCTCGCATTCTCAACGTGATCAAATAATTCTTTATTTTCTTCGTAAATCTTCTTAGCAAGAGTCAACCCTTTCATTGTTGGGTATAACGCCAAATACTCCTTAACTATGTCGCTTTTTTTCATCTACGTTTGATGATATAAATCACACCACAAATAAGTATTATCCACGCCCAAGTTAGCAATGCCCCTTTCCTCCACCATTTAAGCATCTTATCATTTGCCTCGATGTTCTTCTTTGCAGCCTCATAAACTTTCTTGTACCTATCCGTATATATTCGCTTTGATACTATAATGATACTATCCTTGCAAGGCTCTAATACCTTCTTTATGCGCACTCTATCTATGTAATGCGTATCAGCAAACCAAGTGTAGAATGAGTCGGTAATCCGTTCAACTGTCAAGGAATCCTTGACAATTAGTGTTGTATCGTGGACATCATTGGTAATAAAAACTTTCTCAATCTCTTGAGGGTTTTTTTCTAAATACCTTTCAATCCGTTTAGTAGTTACGCAAGACGTAAGTAATGCTAAAATCATTAAATATCTCATACTAATATATTAAATAGGACATTGGTTTTGGAGAGGCGGTCTGCGATGCCATTGTAACCTCCGTTCACTTTTAAGGTAACTTTCTTGACTATATTTTGGTCTACCCCTTCATCACATATCTTCCACAAGCCTCTCTTGTCAAAGAACCAAGCAGCTGATGTTAAAGGGTATTTTGTGGCAATAAGATCAGGATTGACCATTATGTTGGCGTCACCAATATGGTCTGAGAATGCTTTGTAATTGGTGCGACCAGTAATCATTACATAACCTCTGCCTCTGAACCTCCACCCATCGCCACTATTGCGGTTGCCATTGCCCATCCTTGATTCGTACACTATGTTGGCGATTTGCTCAGGCTTACGAGCATAAAGAGGAGCAGTATTTTTGTCGAAGTATTTTGGAAAGACTTTGAGTAGTCCTTCGGTAGAGTAGTTGAGGTTCTCTCTTGTATAGCGGAAGTTCCCACTCTCGTGAGCAACTTGTGCTAAGAAGTGAGTAAGCCTAAACGAGTTGGTGATGTTAAATTGCTTCATCACATCACCTAACTCATTAAGGACTTGTATGGGGATTTTATTGTGCAGTTTGTTCAGCATCTTTCTGCATTGCCTCAGCGATTTTCTGATTTGTTTCTGCTAATTGCTTTTGGATGTACTCCATTTGAGCGAGTAGATCGTAGGCTTGAGCCTTGAGTTCTTTAATGTCCATAGTTTTAAATTTATTGTAAAGTTATATAAAATATTTAGATAATTACCAAATTTAGTTTATTCGCTTACAATCACTAATCCCTTATCCGCAGCTACATAGTCATCAACTACACTATTATCTTGACCCCAAGCAGCAAATTGCTCCTCTGTCATTGCATAATTCCAAGCTGGGATAACTTCTTTGTTATCATCAGTTAAAAGCCTATTGTAAGTTGAAGCAGTCACATCACTTGTTTTGAAAGGTAGTAATGTAACTTCTAAAGTTGTTGCGATTCCTTCTAAAGGAAACTCGATTGGTTGAATTTTTGCCATTTTGTTTTGTTTTTTTGTTTATTAAGCTAATATACCTTGATTACGCAAGGCTTTTACGATTTGTCTAAGTGTGTACCCGTCAAACTCCGTATCATCAAGAACCGCATTACCACCTCCAAGACTTATAGTAGAGTTACCTACCGCAGTTGTCTCTTGGTACAACTTTATCACCGCACCATTCTCCGTTCTAAAGTGAGGAGCAGCGTTACCAGCGGTTACGTCAGCCGAGTATTGAACATAAGAATCAGTTACAGATGAAGAAGGATTTGTTGCAGTTGTATGTGAAAACCATCCAGAACTTGATAATCTTATTCTTTCAGTATCACTTGAGCATAGTAAAAAGTCGTGAGCAGATTGTGTACCTATTGCAATGTTGTTTCCAAGAGTTGCAGTGCTTAGGACACTTGTACCGCCACTTACTGCTCTAATCACATTCACATCCGTACCAGCAAGGTTACGCATCTTGAACGAGTTTACACCGCTAATTAATATATTACCAGCAACGTGTAAAGGCTCTGATGGTGTAGTAGTTAAAACCCCCACCCTATTATTTGTCGCATCAACGAACAATGTGTTGGTGTCAACTGTGAGGTTTGAAGCTATTGTTACCGCACCTGATGTATTCCAAGTTAATGCAGCAGTTCCTTTTGTAGTCAATGTTGGTCCATATCCTAATGAAAAAGATGTTGAAGATTCGTTTATTATAAATCCATAGTTAGCACCGCTTGAGTTTATTGCGTATACATTGTTTAAATTATTTGTAGCTAATATAGTCGAGTTGATATTTAAAATAGAAGAACCACTTGCTCCACTATTATATATTGATAATGTAGAGTTAGCAGAAGCATTTTGTAAATTTATATTATTACCAGAATTTACTGTTAAATTCCCACCTATCGTTGTCGCACCCGTTATCTTCGCAGTGCCGTTGACTTGGAGTTTCTCTCCGCTATCGGATGAGAATGTTCCTATATGTAGGTTGCCGAGATTGGTAAGACGCATTCTTTCTGTATCATTAGTACCGAAACGTAAACTGTAATTATCTCTAACCCAAATAAATGGACCACTTACATTACCACTAAAATATACACCTGAATTTGATTCCACATAGCCAGTAAATAATGCATTGCCAGATACATGTAATCTTTGGGTAGGAATCGTAATTCCTAATCCTAAGTTCCCACTCGCATCAAGTGTCATTGCTTGGGTGAAGGTGATGGCATTTCCAGCAGTACCGCTACCAGCTGTTTGCCAAACGTGTTTGCCACTTTGTTGATAATAGTCAGTTGCAACTGTACTTGTTTGGTATATAAAAGAACTACCATTATAAAACGCATTATGCGATATACCAACTGCTCCAGCATCACCTCTAAAATTTCCTTGATTAATTTGGAATGCATTTGTACCACTCCACGCACTCGGAGTCACTGCCAGACCGAGATTGCCAGATATTGCATCTATTGATAAATAAATATTTGAACTAACAGAAGCGGCTCCTCCAGTAAAATTAAAAAGACCACTACTTCTATCTAAACCAATACTAAAATCTCTACTTCCTTGAGTGCTAAAATATAGTAAAGCATCATCATTGGTGCTTGTACCAGTATTTTTTATTCTTTGTACTACGGAACTATTGCTACCATTTTTTTGTATATCTAAAAAATATGTTGCAGTGTCGCCAATTCCCAATGAACCCGTTATCTTAGCATTCCCCGTCACTTGTAGCTTCTCGCCCGAATCGGTCGCACCAGTGCCGATACCGAAGTTGCCAGTGGCGAATATTCTTGCACGTTCAGAACCACCAGCATTTAAGCCAAGATAGTTACCGCTATCGGCTTGTAAGGTTACTACACCACTATCCCAGTTTAAATAACCTATTCTTGTACCAGCCCTTCTAAACTCTAATCTTGCATCAGTAAGAGTACCGCTATCAAAAGTTGTGTTAGCACTTCCACTTGTAACATACAATCTGGTTGTTGGATTATTTGTACCAATACCTAATGTACTATTAGCTGAATTCCAAAATAAATTTACAGAAGATGCTTGTGTTGTCGCACCAGTAAAGTATGCAACTTGACCAGCCGAACCACTCCCCGTTATCCCCGCATCACTATCGTTGACCCAATTTGTGCCGTTGTATTTTAGTACTTGACCATTGCTCGGTGAACTAATAGCCAAAGGGAATGTGTATAAGCTACCATCACCACGAAGGATTTGCGTAGTCGCACCCGAAGCAATGTACTTTTGGAAGCGAGTGTTAGTCGTTCCGTTGCCTATATAAAGGTCAAAGGTGTCGGTTGTGAATAGTGGCTCACCAGCCGCAGCCGTAGGAATCCCACTCGCTAAACCCCTTTTAAATCTTAATGTATTTGCCATATATCTTGTATTATCTTATTTTAACTCTATGCGTCTTACCAGGTACCGTAATCCCCCACACTCCACGATCTATTTGCCGACAAATCAAACACCACATCATTGATGGTGATTGTGCGACTTGTTGGAACCGCACCCAATCCACTTGCCGTGTATGTTGGTACGTTCAATACACCCGTGCTACTACTATATGTTGCCGAGCCACTCGAACCCGTTGTGGTTAAACTTATAGCTGCCCTTGCTCTTGAGTCTAAGTAGTAAAGGTTCCCACTCTCCGTTACTTGAGCCGTTGTGTAGTCACCACTTGTCGCAACCACCGCACCAGTCCTTCCAAACACACTCGTAACTGCATCGGTGTTGATGTCAGTCCAAGAGGCAGTTATAGTGCCGCCATCTTGTTGAGTGAGGGTTAGGGTTTTAGTAGTAGTACCCGTTACCGCAGCACTATTAATCTTGTCATTATATGCCGCATCCCAATTTGTTTGTGATGTTGTTGTAGGGATGCTATATCCACTCGCTAAACTTATAGCAAGAGTGCCACTTGTTGTAATAGGAGAGCCACTTACACTTAACCCAGTTGGCACACTAAGAGCCACACTTGTCACAGTGCCTACTGAAAAAGTGCGATCTGCACTCAAATCAAAACTCGTTCCATTTATAGTTAAAGTTCTTGTTGATGGCACTCCACCCAAACCACTTAAAGAATAGTTAGGTATGTTTAGAGTACCTCCACTATATGTTGACGCACCACTTGTTCCACTTGTTGTAAGAGTGATTGCGTTTTGCGCTCTTGTGTTTGTAAAGTATAAAGCCGTTCCCTCTGCTACGTCTGAAGTAGTTAAAACAACCGCACCAGTATAACCATTGACCGAACTTACTAAATCTGTGTTATCTACTTTCTGCCAAGTAGAGCCATTGAAAATAATCCAATCACCTACCTTCCAATCGCTAATGCCGTCAATCGTTGTAGAACCAGCAACACTTACAACATAATAGTCGCCTTTGTTACCTACGCTTGATGTAATTGTTGGACTATTAGTAGATGCGTTCCAAGTGCCTTCGTACATCACCCCACCTACTAAAGCTGATATTTGGTTCTGCACTTTTCCAAAGGCTTGTAAGATACTATCAGTTGATACTATCGTTCCTCCACCACTTGTATTTAACCCAGTTAGCACCTTACCTATAACCGCACTATTTGTAAGCGTTACCGCTACTGCACCCGTTCCACTTGCAGTTGCTTCACCAGTCAATGATGTGATTGTTCCTACACTCCACGATCTATCAGCCGAAAGGTCATAACTTGTACCATTTATAGTTAACTGCCTACTCGTTGGCACACCTCCCACATCACTTGCCGTAACTACACTCCAAACTGGAGCAGCACTACTTGTCCCATCACCAGTCTGGCTAAGGAACATTTTTGTTGTGGTTACATTCCCACTCCTTCTTACTGGCAATCCTACTGCATTGCCATATATCATATCGCCAAGAGAGGTCATTACGTTACTAAGGTAGTCAGGTGTGAACCACTCGTACCCAGTCCCCGCACTATTGACCCTTAGCATTTGATTAGCCGTTGTCGAGGCAATACCCGTAAATGCACTTGTGCCATTGCCAAATAACACACCAGTTAATGTTACCGCACCCGTGCCACCTCTATCTACTCCTAAAGTGCCACTTGTGATTTTACTTGCACTTAGGTTAGGTATGTCATCACTCACCAATGCCCTAAATGTAGGCACACTCTCCGCACCGCTTGTTGGCCCACACCATACCGTGTTGGCTAACTGATTAACTAACCCAACTTGTAGCGTTCCACTCGAAGTGATTGGTGAGCCAAGGATTGTAAATACACCGCTTGGCACGGTCATTGCTACGGAGGTGACCGTACCACTACCAGCACCACTCGTTGGGATATATGTTATGAGTGATTTGTTAATTCTCACCAGGTACCAAAATTAATTGATGAAGTCTTTGTCCATAATCCCGTACTTGCCACATATTGTATCACATCACCATCAGATGGGTTTTGAGCCGCCACATCGTGCAACTCATCCATCTCATAGCCATTTTGCACCCTTACCTCGATAGTACCTTGATTGGGATGTGATCTTGTCACTATCCCTATATACACCAAATGATAAGGAGCATAAGGCTTAGTGGTTGTGTAACCACCAGCTACCGTTGGTGATAAATATAATTGATTGCCTTCGTCATAGGCACTTGTGTTAAGTCCACTTACTTTACCAAACACCACAACATATCCGAAGCCGTTGTTTGTAATATCATCCTTTAATAACCCAAGTGTTTGCGCAGATGTGCCATCAGTTGTGGCAATAGCCTTGCTAATGGTTGCGGTATTACCAGTTGCTCCACTAATATACACAACAGTCCCTTTGGTCATTGTAGCACCACTTTGGTTGCGGACATATTGAAGCAAAGTAAGAGCCGAGTCAACTGCTCCTCCTCCGCCATTGCTACCAGCCTTAATATAAATAGGACTCGGAGGCACAACTTTTACAATTATATTGCTTGATGTGTCCGTAACCCTAATAATAGGCTGCGTTGTTGTATAACTAACCTTAATAACCATTATGATGTTATTTGCGATTGCACTTGAATATAACCTTGCATCCAAGTATAAGTCCCAGTTGCGGTAGTTACTTGTAGGTCGTACTTGTACTCCCCAGCAGTATAACCAGCCGTTGTAGCAGCAGTTAAAGTAACTGTGCGTTCATTTGGCTGCCCAACTACAAATGCACCATTATCCCAAGTAAATTGTGTGACACCAGCACTATTTTTAGCCATTAGCTTAAATACATCAGTGGTGACATCCAAAGCGGTGGTCTCGCACTCATCCTCCCAAAATGACAAAGGGAGAACGTATGTATCTCCTTGGCGAATGGGCATTAAATTAAATTCTGGTATCATAATCTATCTGCTTTATCTTTTAATTCCAATTTAATGTCTTGCAAAGCGTCAAAAATCTTCCCTAATTTCTCTCCTATCTCATCTTCCTTCTTTTCAAGGGTGCGGACACGAAGATCAAGTTCTCTAAGCTTAATCTTCATATCCGTAAACATCTTCGACAAAGCCATTGCAAATGCAATAGTCTGAATAATAATCGTCACAATCACCCCTTGCTCCATCTCTTACTTTTTAGCGTCACTTGCAAAAATGCCCACTAAAAGCATTCCAAGACCAGCTAAGACCATTTTCCAATCATTAGCCATTGCACCTTCCCAAATTACTGGTAGTCCAGCTACCGCACCAAAAAGGCTTGTCTTTACATTTTCCATCATTTGTTTCATATTATTGATTTTTATATTGCCGTATATGCGTGTGTTACAGTCGTTCCGTTTAATGCGCTACCCAAGTTAATTATTGGGGTTGCTCCATCAAGAGTAACCGTATAGTTAAAGTACCATTTGCCACCATAACCAACCGCCACAAGTTTGTAAATGCCTCCAGGTTCAGAACCAGCCGCAGCAGTCACCTTACCACTTGCCACAACATCTTGATCCCTAATAAGTGTATCAGTTATAGGACTTGCTCCTTGTAAAGTATAAGAGTATGTAGGGAAAGAGCCATAAGTAGAGTCTAATGTAAGTGATGTAATAATTACATAAAATTCATAAGACTGATAGTTATTCTGATTGTCAATTAAGTCTAAAAAGCACTTAAATTTTGTATTCGTACCAGTTATAAAGTTATCAAAAAAATTGATACCATTCATACTTGTTTCGGTCATTTTTGCGAGTCCAGACCCACTAACCGTGAATGACTGCCTACCGGTTACAAACGACCTAAATGAGTTATTAGAAATAGTAGCTATCTCTAATGTCTCACCACTTATTGTAATAGAAGAATTAGTTGCACAAGCAAATGGATAGACATTATTGCCAGTACCCATAGCTGCTATAACTAACCCTTCCGCTTTTAATGTATCTGCCATTATTTGTATATATATTTTTCAATATAATTATCGTAGTTTAAAGTATTTGGTACGTTATAACTGCTTACATTAAATGTACCACTTGTAAACTGTATAGAAGTAATATCCTTACCTACCTCAGTCGCATCAAAACTTACCTCAAATTGGTCGTTAGGGTTGATTGTATATGTTCCAGTAGGTGATAAATTTACGGTAAATGGGAATGGGGCAGCACCGCTAATTGTAAATGCTTGAGTCTTAATTGTTGTACCATTTTGCTTTACATAAAACTCTACAAGAACTGGTGTTGCGCCAATATATGAAATAAAATTTCCACTCAAGCTAATTGTTAAACTTTCTGTTATTGGCTCTGCTCCTTGATAAATAATTAGGTTATTTGCAGCCACAACAAAATCACTATTTGTAGATGCATTATAGGGAACAGTTGTAATATTATTATATGTTCCAATTCTTGTATTTAATGTTAATGATCTATTTGGACCAGCTGCACCATCTCTTGACTCATCCCAAATCTCTTCAATAGTACAACTCCAAGTTGCATTATAAAAGTCAATTTCTTTTAGATTAGATATGTAAAATATTTTGTTAGGCAAATCATCAACAAGTTTGATAGTATTTAGCAATCCTATTGTTCGTGCAGTACCAGCATCATTCCAAGTTAACCCATAAAAACTTGCATCTACCTTATCTCTATCATATCTATTGTGTGACCAATAAGATATTGCGTTTTGTTTTTTAAATGATTGTCTTTCACCACTATATCTAAATCTATACCATTCAAAATCAGTTGGTGTTGTACCATCATTTTCGTATATCAAACCTTTATATGATTCTGATATAAAATCACTTATATATAAATCGTAATTATTATTAAACTTAATATCATTAGTTTTAATAAACTTACACTCAACCGCAGTTAAACCTACTTGAAAACCATCAATTCTATTAAGTATTTCAAATTCAAAGTTTTTAAAATACCTAATTTGATTACCTATTGTTGGTAGTTCTGGACATATTAAAAATACTTTTAATACACCATTATCAGGTAAAGGCTCTGCTTCTACCTCTATTGTATTCCAATCAGCAGCTATAATATTGTCAGATTCTTTGTATGGCAATTCTACTGCCCAAATTGATGTTAATGTTTTCCATTGACCATTTTCATCAAGTAAATAGTCTGTACCAGCATTACCATCTAAATAAACATAAAATGTAGCTTGTGGAAAGGCAGCAGATCCACTTGTAAATTCAATATTGTATTTAGTCTCTGCACTAATCCTAATTTTTTCACCAAAGTTTACATCTATTGGCTCTGACATTATAGCTTGGTTATTACCAGTAGATGCATTAAATGTTTGTGGAACTGTTATATAATTATCTATAATAGGACCAATATTTGATTGATATGTTTCTATTCTAACAGAAGTGCCATCAGCACTTGTTGAATAACTGATTGGATTACCACTAATTAAAGTCCAATTATCAATCTCATATTCTTTTTGAGTAGGTAATGTTGCAGTTATAGCTCCTCTTGAAAATGAACTATTTTTTATTACCTCTGCAAGTCTTTCAAAATTAAACCTTACTATTGTTTCTTTAGGTTTACGATTGATAAACCTAAGCATTTGTGGTGCAATCGGTTTCACTTCACTATTTTCACCAACCTCAATATCAAATCTTCTATTAAATGTTGTTGTTACTGTACTGATAACATCATAACCTCTGATGTTACCATTTGTATATAAATCTTCTAATCTATTTATATACCATCTATTTTCATATTGGAATATCGTCTGATTAAATGATGTGTTTATTCTTTCGAGAACAGTATAACAATTTTCGTATTCTCGTGGTGATATTTCAAATGTTCTTGGATCTAACTTTGCCTGACTTAAAGATGTGTCAGGAAGTGTAGTTGACATACTTGTATGATACAAGTTATTAACTATTGTATAATTTGTAAGTGGCTTAGAAGTATCTTGTAAACAATACTCAATAAATTGTAATGGTGTTGACATATCAAGTATTTCAGCACCATTATTTGTTAGGCTTTTGTCTTTTAATGAACCTAATGCCTCTGTTGCAGTTATTGTTAATATATGATTTTGGTCCTCATAGCTTTCTTGAAAATCATCTTGAAGAACAAATCCACTCCAATAAATAACACTATTATACGTAAATCTTACTTCAATATCAGTATCTTGGTCAGCCAAAAAATCATCTATGCTAACAGATGATGAATTAGTTACTATTTGTATTTCAGCAAGAAGTGGTCTAATTGGTTTAAATAAATTATCATCAGTATTAAACTCTCTTAATACAAATGGTTTTGAACCACCATCTAAGTAATTCACTATACCAGCAGTATAACCTTCATAACGAAAGTCAACTTGGCACAAAGTTCCTTCTTTGCTAAAAAATTCTACTCTATATTTTACTGCTTTAGCCAACTCTGTTTATTGTTGAATTTGTTCTATTTATAGATGCCACTAAATCACTACCTCTTAAAGTTAAATTCACCGCACCAGCCATCTGCATTGGACCGCCACCAACACCACCAAATGATGGTGCTGCAACACTTTTTATTCCAAGTATATTTTTAAATATTTCAAATATTCCACCTCCTTTACTTGACGCAACTGCTGCTGATGCTGCTGCTCCAGCTGGGTTTAAAATATTTGCCAATAATTGCGCCAATCCAGTTGCTATAAGTTGTGCAGCTATTCTTTTTAAAGCGTCTTTTGCAAGTTCAGCAAAACTATCAAACGACATCTTACCATTTGTCAACAAATCATCAAAAAAGTCCCTAAATGGTCTTGTTAAGTTTGATTCTATTGTTGATTTTAATTCATCAAATTCAGATGCTTGTTGTTTTAGACGAGCAAATTCATTTGCACCAGACATTTGTGCATCTCTAAACCTTTGTATAATTTCTCCAGTTGCTATTGTTGCATTTGCATAAGTAGTATCTATTGCTTGAATTTGATTTTGTAATCCTATACCAAATTCTGCATTTGCTTCGTTAGCACCAAGTACTGATTGCTCAAGCAATTTATATGCTTCTGCATCTTCTTTTAATTTATTTTGCAGATTTTTGTCTGCTTGTATCTGTAATTGTTTTGCATAATATTCAGCAAGTCTTTGGTTTGATTTTGCAATCAATCCTTGCATTCTTTCCCACTCTTTATCTACTTCTGGTCCTTTTGTAGCAGTACCTTGTTTTTTTAAAGACTCAGTAGTGTTATCTACATTTTTTTGTAAATTAACTTGTTCTGTTACACTTTTATTTATTTCAGTATTTAATTCTTTTAAAGAAGATTTCAAATTATCTACAACAACTTTTTGTGCATTGTATCTACTTTCCGCTTCTTTAATTAATCTTAAATCTTCTCTTCTACCCTCTATACCTTGTATTTGTATAGGAGCTGCTCTTGCAACTTTTACTTCTTCGGCTAATTTCTTTAATAATTTTTGTTGTGCAACTAATTGTTTATTTGTAGATACAATATCATCTTCAAATCCTTTTGTTATGGCTGCTTGAACAATAGATGCTGTATAGTTTTTTACCGCTTTTTCTAATTCTTCAAAATTTAATTTTTCTGAATTTAATGTACCAAAAAAATCTTCACTTATACTTTGTAGGTCAGATATAGCTTTTTTACGATTTTCATAAGATGTATTAGAGTTTTTTATAACATTTGATAATGCTTCAACTCTTGCAATTTGACCAGATGTTGTTGCTGATTCTTGATTTATTACATCGTTAGAATCCCTAACACTTTTTTGAAATTCTTTATAGCTTTTAGCAGCTTCTTGTATGCTTAAAGTTAGTTTTTCATTTTTAGAAAATATAGCATCTATTGCATTTCCTAATGATCCATATTTTTGTACAAGAAATGTTACTCCAGCAGTTGCTGCACTAAATGCAAAAAATAAACCAGCTGGTCCACTTATTGAAGATACTAACTGACCTAATGCTCCTTTTACTCCCCCAGATGTTCTTTGTAACTCTCCAAATGTTTGAATTAATGCTGGTAAGTTATTCTGAATACCAATAAAACCAAATGGTAAATCTTGAGCAACAAGAGAAAGACTTGTTAATGCTCTACCAGCACCTCTTGTAGAATCTTCTACTTTTTTAAATCCGCCTTGTGATGATGATCCAATTTGAGAAACAGACCTACCTAAATTA